GCATCTATCCATATTAACCAACCGGCTTCTTTACTTTTTTCTGCTAGTTCAAATGCTTTTTCTGTTAAGGCAAATACTTTATGTGACCATTTTAATGCGTCTAACTTTTCATTGTATGGTATCTTACCTTCTTCTGTACCATCATGCTCTGCATATCTTTTTAAAAAATCTTCATGGTCTTTTATATCATGTAAACTTTTATAAGTATAGTCCGGTAAAGAATAAGCATCTATCTTACAATCGTGATAATAAGCAGTAAAATTAATACTACTGTCTAAGTTTTCTTTTGTTGAATTTAATAAATGTATTGCTGTATCTTTTAGTATAGTTTCACTAAATGATGTAACAATATTAACTTCTTTCTTTGTAGATTCCAAAATTTTTCTCCAATGTTTCTAATGCTTCTTCGGCTTCTGATAATTGTTTAATTAAAATAATACAATCATCTACTAACTTAGGATGCTCTCCTATTGCAACAGGTTTTTGAAATGCCAAGTCAAGTTGATATAATGCTTTATTTACTTGACCTTTATAATGACATCTCAAAGACTTATATAATGTGCTAGTTAATTCTCTCATTGTATTAAATAATCCTTTTCTCTAGGTATAATACCTTTCATCTGTAACCATCTAGCATCTTCACACCACTTAACAGCATACTTGCCTTCAGTTACTCCTCTAGGTTTCCATTTAGCAAACCAAGGCCCACCTGTTGTAAAATGAACAATCTTAGGTTTCATATCCTCTGGTGAATGACCATCAAGCCAGTTCCATTCTTCAGGTATTTGACCTATATCTGCCTCTTCATCAGGCAACCATTTAAATGTATGTAACCATCTACCTTTTTCTGTATTAATTGCATCAATACTTAACTTATCTAAATAATGATGTTCATTATTAAACATCATAAGACTAGACCAGTTTTTCATGCGGTATGGTTCTTGTGCTTGACCATCCATTTTAATACCTTTTTCAGGTGCATATTTATGATGCACTGCCCACACAGGATAGTAACTATCTCGACACATATCAAATAGTTCTGTAATATCACCATAACAATACATATCACAGTCCATATATAAAGATAAACCAGTATATAAACTTAAATGTGGTATAAGAAATCTAGTAAAACTAAAGTCAGTAGAGAAAGGTCTACCATCTATCTCATCATATTGTTGATTACCTATCTTATTAGACCTTCTTCTAAACATTCCATTTTTAATTAATGCATCTTTTTTAAGAGGCACTATCCTTACAGGGTTTTTAGCACGTATTTCTATAGAGAACTTTAATACTTCATAAGCCGCATGTTCTCTAGGGTCATAACCAATATACACTGTGTCCATATCATTTCTAATCTTCATGCTCATATTAAAACTTCCATTCATAATCTATAAAAAAAACACCGGCCTTAAAACCTTGACCAATTCTTTTTCTTTCATATGCTATTTTTAATCTATCCTTATTAGATAAATTTTTAGTAGCATAACTTCTAAATTTAGAACCATCATGTTCATTATCTATGTCATGATAATACCTGTATCCTACTGAATCAAACCATGCATCAGCTTTTAATTGTATTACAACTAAACTTAATATTAATATTAAAATTATTCTCATTTACCTTGTCCTTTATATTTTTTATAATTTCTACGTTTATGTTTATTCTTTGGTCTAGTCTTATTAGACTTACCTATAGAAGTAATCTTTTTAAAAAAACTTCTTAATCCTTTACCTGCACCTATTATTGCTCTTGCCATATAGACATTATAACATAATTAAAAAAATAATGCAACAAAAAAATTATATAGCGTTTAATGCATTAACAATTAATAATAAACATATCACTATAACAATAAAGTCAAGCATATATTATATATCCACTAACTCACATGAACCTGCAGTACATGCTAACTCTTGTGAACCTCTAGTGTTATCCTCCTTCTCAAAGTCTTGTAACTTAGACCAATCTATTTTAGCCGGCATCTTAGATTGTAAAGATTCATATTGTTCTTTATCTATATCTTGATAAGGTGCTTGCTGATAAGTATGGTCTGAGAAAGGTAAGAAAGATACACCAGAAAGATAATTAAAATTATCCCAACACCAGTTACCTACGTTTACCCACTCTTCTTCTTTAACAGAAATAGTTACAGAAGGTTTGTGTTCACACCAATGTTGTGCATAAGTTTTCCATATTTCTAATTGTTCAATAGCTGAATATGTGTTTCTAAATACAGCACTTGCATCACATTCCATAGGAAAAGAAAACACTGTGGTATGGTCTGGCTTCATTACGTCTGGCTCATTTGGAATACCTTGTTCTTTCATAAACTCTGTAAGTGGGTCTTTGTTATCACCTCTAACTGTTCTTATGTAATGTGAGTTATGTCTAGCATGAATACCACTAGCACTATCAACTAATTGACTTACTGTTCCTGAAGGTTTGACACAAGTAATAGCTGTTGACTGAGGTATGCCTAATTTATTTGCCCACTCTTTATTAATAACCACAGCTTTATTTTTCATACTTTGTAACATCTCTGGTAGTTTATGTCTTCTTCTATTAAGAAGAGAATTATCCATAATACCTGTAAGAGATACACCAAGAAGTCTTTCCTCTTCAGTATTTTGTTGCCATCTTTTTCTAAGATAACCGAAGTTAGTTAATGTAGATTGTATTGTTCCTAGTATAGTAGCAACTTCTATCTTACTGTGTAAACTTTCTTCAGTATCCATAGGTCTTACAACTACCTCTGTTAGATTACAAAATTGATTAGGTCTTAATATTATTTCACTACAAGGATTAGTACCAAAATCATAACCTCCATTACGTCTACCATTTTCTCTAGCTTTTTCTTGTGCTGATACTCTGTTGAATATACCTCTTTCTCCAGACTTACTTTCATATAAAGACAACCACTCCTTCATAAAAATACCTGCATCTGGTTTTTCCGTATATACAACAGAGTTATTTGCTAATGCTCTTTCAGGAGTTGTCTCCCACCAAGCACCAGACTTTGCTGCTCTTAATCTTTGGTCAGATAAATTACTCAAAGATATTAAAGCAGACCTACGCACACCACCTACAACTACAACTTCACCTGTCTTACATGCAATATCATGACACTCCATAGAGTTTAATTTTCTACCTTTTGCATTTTTAAATTTTTCAATAACAAAATCAAAAAGATTAACCAAAGGTTGTGGCCCACTTGCTCTACCACCAAATGTTTTTAATCTTTGACCTGCTGGTCTTACTTTACTTACATTTATTTTTGGTATTCGACAAGTGTAAAGATAAGATATTAAATCTTTAAATGCTCTTGCCCATCCTTCTTTTGAATCACTAACAGATACTACATCATCTGTCTTTTCAAACTCTCTGTCTGGAATAGTAGGCAACTTATCTGCATATTGTCTTTCAACAGAAAAACCAACACCTGTTCCATTCATAAGAATGTAAAGTATTTCATCAAATGCTTTTGGATTATCAATAGGAATATAAGAACAATTATAACCAGCAACATTTTCTCTTTCTAATGCAGTGCCGGCAGTCATTAATGCTCTCATAGAAGGCATAACAGAAAGACCAATAATATAATCCTCTATCTGTCTCCATGTTTCACTTTCTATTTCAACACCTAAATTTTTCTTTAAATGTATCTGCATAAAGTTACTAAATCTAGATACTGTTTCAATCCATGTTTCTCTTCTGCCTTCGTCAGGCAACCATCTAGAATATCTAGATAAGTGTATAAAACTTTGATACTCTGTTGGTAAATAATTATTCATCATTATATTCTGTCTCCAATATCATTTCTAAATAGTGAATTGCTTTCTCAATATCTTTAGCACCTTCACCTTTTCGTCTGTGTCTGGTAATATATTTAATAGCATTACCTTCACAAAAAGTTAAATCATTTCCTACAATATATTCTATAGGTTGTATCTTACAATCTTTATAATGATTACCACCTACTTGTTTTAATGTAGCTTTCAATGCTT